CATCGGGATTACATCCAAGTGGGCTGATAAAAGATTCTGGGACAAGAAACTCATCGAAATAATATAATTCAAAATTGAAACCATAGGGATCATAATCTTCATCATCACGATAAAGAGGTGTCTTGTGGCCTTTTTGGGTAAATAGACGTACAAACCTATTTAATGTCAATCGATGTGTTGTTCCATACGGAAAAGACCAGTAGTAAGGGTTTCCATATGAGGCTGTTGACATATAGCAAATATCATGCCCATTATTTCCACTTAAAAGGCAAGCGTATAAATTGCCATTATAATGCGTTAGTGCAACGTCATTTTCCCCAGATACTTGTCCCATTCCCCAATATATTTCAGGATGCTCCCAATCATTATTTATACCAATGGGCTGTGTCGATCTAAAAAACGTCTGCCAATTACGTTGCCAAGGTGAACTTCTATCATATCTTGTTTCGGTATATTCCCTGGCCTGAATAATCATATAATTTAAGCCCGAATAATCCGTATAGTAAACTGTTTCTTCTCCTCCTGTTTCCTTCGTTGGAAAGATCAATTCTTCAAATGGAATTATTCCTTCTGGATATTCAATGGATTTCCAAGTAGAACCATCAGCGTTGATGGCTATTACAACAATACCTGAATAGTCAATTTCTTCTCCAGCGTTATATTCTGTTTTAGTGGGCGGAGTTATTACTTTTATTCCGTTAGGCAGGCAAGGATACACCATTTTGTCTTTTGCCCATACTTGACTGACACGCCGTCCGTTGATGTAGATCGGGTCAGCCAGCGTCATAAACCGATGACCATTGACGTTTATCATAATGCCACCGCCTTACACATTGGTTACGAAGTTCACGATGCCGACCTCAACGCTCTGGCCGTCAATCTGATGCACCCAGGCATCAACAGCGATAGCGTGAACCAGTTCTTCGAGATCTGCAATCTTCTTTTCGATTTCCTTCTCCCAGCCAACCATCAACTCGTTGTAATCCCGCAGACTATCAACGCGCTTTGCCAGTTCATTGATTTCGGCCTTGACATCGGCAAGAGAGCCGCTATCCGTGGCGCCACTGATCTTGCTGCTGGTGCCGGAGATTCTATCGCCGATTTCACTGTACGAAGAACTACCACCAGAATCATAATCGAAGATGTCCTGATTAGTGCTCCAATAATCACTGAGATCATCGTTGATGCCGCTGAGGTCATCGTAATTCGTCGCGTCATCCAGACCGCCGGTGATGTCGTACAGGTCATCTCCAATCAGGTCGATCACCGTTTCCACTGTGGCTTCATCGGGATCATCGATACCGTGGTCTCTTAACCAGTCATCCAGCTCGTCATCGTCCAGCAAGTCTTGGAGGTGATCCTGAAAATCAGTATCATCCAAAATGGAATCAATATCATCCAAGGTCTCCCGGACATCATCTTTGATGTCATCAACATCTGGCACGGTGGTAATATCATCGATGGTTGTAGTAATATCCGATAGCTGATCCTCGATTTCGCTGAGGTCCGCGCTGGACCCCGCATCCCTTGTGATTTCCGTCAGGGTTGGCCTGCGGTAAGTTCCGAGGGTGATTTGCTTCTGAGCTGTGTCCAGCGAGATGTTCAGCTTCAGCAGGTCGAATGTCTTGTCAATGATGTGCGGCACGGAATGGGCGTGAACTTTCTGGCCAAGTCTGAAAAGCTCATAGTTTTCATTCTGCCAGTGAAGCTCGGCGGCAGTACATTCTATGACCATGTTGTCAAACTGCTTGCTTTGCAGATATTCCACGCCATCCTCGTACAGCGTATCGGCTTGAGTAACGCCGGAGAACTCCACGCATTTGACGATACGCCCGTACTCCGCAACGGCCTCGCTCTCGATGATATCGCTCCCGTCATTCACACTGGCGACTGTTAGCCTTGCGCCATCAACCTCATCACCCAGCGGCAAAACCACAGTACAAAAATCCGCCATATCAAATTGAGTGGAAGCATTCAACATATTCAACCCGAACTCTACCGGCTGATTGGTAGAGTAAGGCATGTCCGCCAACCAGTCGATGTAGTTCACACCGTTCTCCCGCCGGAAGAAAAAATAGCCGCCTTCAGCATTGAGGCACTGTGATTTCAATGTTTCAAACGTGCTCTTATAGTTCAGCTTGCGGTACACCGTTTTATCTTTCACGGTGATTTCTCCCACCGTAAACCGCTTATAGGCATCAACCTGTTCGTTGTGGTTTGCGATAACTGTTCTGAAAAACTCATGAACAGAAATGGAATTATACTCATGAACTCTTTGAACGCTGTCATTGAAGAACGCAAATGCGCCCTCGCAATAAACCTTTTTTTGGTTGTAGAAATCCGTGGTTATTTCCACAGGCCGCCCAAACCATAAAAGCACCTCGCTCTCGAATACTTCTATGAGCGAGGTGAACGGATTGACATCATCGTAGAAGGGGTGGGAAGGGTGCATAGTGAACTCAAAGCTCCCGGCTATATTCAGTTCCACGGACAACTGCGGGTCAATCAAGGCATATTGCCGTTCTTGTGGATTGAAGATGTCCTGTCCGTCCATCAGCACCCGATATATCACAAAGACACCTCCCTATACGATACGGTCACCTCGCCATTCCCGACAAACAGCATTTCGTTGTCGCCGGGTTGAAGCGCAAGGTTCGCGTTATAATTCTTTCCCTTCACAAGAGAAAACTCCGTTTCATTGAAGGTCACCTTCATTGCCGCAGAGCACGTCAACGTCGGGATGGCCTCCTTCATGCCGTTGTTGATGAAGTTGCGGTATTTCTGGCCGCTGACATTGAAACGCCCATACCGAATGCAGTCCGCAAACAGATCATCCCATATCCATTCCGTCTCGTCCGATGCTTCGGTGCTGTACTTGAACGGGTCCAGGTTGTAATCAATGACGATGGTGGAGCGATTCGGATCCGAACGCCATTCATTGACAGACAACCGTCCGACATACTGGTACAGCGGATTATCTTCCAGAATGACGATGTGCCGTTTGCCGTGGAGATAGTTCAGAATGGAACTGTACACATTCGCCCAGTTACTGCGGGGACGCAGGGAGAACTCCCAGGAGCCCTCCCTTTGTCCATACGGTACTTCTTGCGATAAATACTCGGTATAATCCAGTTGTCCGTGTACGGATGGCAAATCCAGGTAGGATGTTTTTACCGTTGGCGGGTTGATCAGCGGCCTGGATGTCGGCACAAGGCCCCATTCGTCATAGGTGTTCTTACCGGATATGATTATCGAATGATACATCCTTTACTGCCTCCTTGCACGCTGCGAAATTACTCCGAGTTCCTTGTCCATCTTCGGAGCCAGCTGGCCAACCAGTGCGCCGGTATCGGTCACCATCTTCATGTTGGCAACCTCCGGCAGATAGGGCAGATACCTGGACAGCATGGCGATAATGGTTCGGCCTGTGGCATCGTCATAAGAGCCCGCGGCATAGCTTCCCATAACCGGGTTGACTGCGCTGGTCATCATGCTGGCATATCTCATGTGTTCCATTGTCTGGGCCACCGCAGACTGGATCATCGCCATCAGCTTATCCGCGCCGGCAACGACCTCGTTGCCCGCTTCACCGCCGCCCAAGAACTTATTTCCCATCATGCCGAAAATCGTGGGATTGCTCAAGAGCATGGCGTTGTCCATGGCCTTTTTATACCACTCAACCTCGACATGAGGCAAAGAGATCGGACCATACGGAACCCACGATACCTGAAAATGCGGCATCTTCGGCTTCGGGAATTTCCATTCAAAATTGAACAGCTTTTTTACTCTGTCGATAACCGTAAAAACGTCGTCCCTGAGTTTTGCGAGAATACCGTCCTTGCCAAGTATCGCATTGTAGGCATTCTTGAAAGGACTGGTAATAGCCCCGAGGATTTCTTTTAGCTTTTTGCTTTCAATTATCGACTTCCACTTTTCGTCGAACCAAGTGGCAGCTTTCGTCCAAATACCGTTCGGGCCGGTGATGGCGTTCCATGGATCCTTGAAGAAACCCTCAATCGCACCGCCGAGCTTCTTCAGCGTCTCGTTCTCTACGATGGCTTTCCAGATTCCTTCAAACCAATCCGCCACGGTGCCCCAGGCCTTTTCGATATTTTGTTTCGCGGTTTCAAAGAAACCCGTGATATCGGATAGAATGCCATCTATGAACTTTGAAATGCCGCCCCACACTTCTTCCCAACTGGTCCCGCATTTTTCCAGAAACACGTCTATGATACCCCGAATGGTATCAATGACAGTTCTGAATGTTCCGCTTATTCCTTCCCAAATGTCAGTTAGTATCTTACCAAGGCCATTCCAGAAGCCTTCCCAGTCTCCAGAGAACAGAGAAGAGAATGTGGTGAACAGATCACCGAGTATATCCAGTGCAGTACCAAGGGCATTAGAGACGAGCGCGAAAGCACCTTCAAAAATCGGTGCAAGGAAGTCACAGAATGTCTGCCACGTCCTTTTTGCCATATCGATGACTTTGTCAACAACTTCCCCGAAGTCGTTAAAATCAAACCCCATCTTGTTCAGGCCATCGACGATTTTCTGTCCGAACTCATCAAATATCGTTTTCAAGCCTTCCCAAATTTTTGTCAGTTTTTCTCGAAACTCCTCATTATTTTCCCACAGGTTGACGAATGCCGCTATAAGGACACCGATACCGGCAACCACTGCGGCAATTGGTCCAACGGCTACACCCTCCATGACTTTACCAAGCCATCCAAATAATCCGGTTCCTGTCTGGACTTGTGTTATGATGCCGCTTATACCAGTCATCAGCTTACCACCCACGACCAGCAGAGGCCCAATGGCCGCTACAATGCCGGCGATTGTAACGATTACTTCCTTGGTATTATCATCAAGACCTTTAATCCAGTCGGCCACAGCCTGCAACTTGCTGGTAATGTTCTCGATAAGCGGCATGAGAATATTTCCGACATCTTCCATTATACCGCTAATGGTAGACTTCAGGATATCCAACTGGCCTTTCAGGTTATCCCTCATGACATCAGCCATACCTTCGGCGCTGCCGCTGGTATTGTTCATTACTTCCTGCAAACCGTCCAGCGGTGCACCAAGATTATCGATGACGTCTTCCAAGTTTGTCCCTTCGTCTGCAGCGGCAAGCAGTTCATCGGCGAACTTCTCAGCATTTCCGTTAGAACGCTGCAGTGCCGTATCAAATTCGTCGCTTGTAATACCAAACTTCTCAAGGCTCTGCTTCATGCCATCGACAGAATAACCGGCGGCTTCGGCTTTCCTGACGAAGTCCAGCGTGGAGAAACCGGCATTGAACACTGAATCCTTATACGAATCCCATTTTTCTTTGCCGGTGTTGGCAAGTGCAAACACGCTCGCCATGCCCTGCTTACCACCTATGGCTTTTGCAACAGCGGCTTGTTGGAGCGTCATGCCTCCCGCTTCAGCTTCTGCCTGAGCTTTCAGCTTGGCTTTCTGTTCTTTCAGCTCTCTTGCGTTTTGCTTTTTTACCTCAGCCAGTCTATCCTGGTGTGCTGCTTCAACTTTTTAAGGGATTCCTGCTGTGAATCTTTAAGTGCTTCAAGGCGGTCACTGTTAGCCTGTTTCACCGCATTCAACTGATCTGTATGGGATTGTTTCATTGCAGACAGCTGATCGGACTGCGATTCCTTCAGGTTTTTCAGTTCGGTACTATTAGCTTCCTTCACAGAGTCAAGTCTGTTCTGGTTAGACTTTTTGAGCTGTTCAAGCGCATTCGAGTTGGATTCTTTCATCGCGTCCAGACGCGCGGTGTTCGATTCCTTCAGCGCCGAAAGAGAATTATTCTGGTATTCCTTGAGCGCAGCCAATTGGTCGTTATTGGCTTTTTTCAGCGTTGCAAGTTCACTGTCGAAGTATTTCTTCTTTTCAGCCAGTGTTTGCTCGTTGGCCTTTTTCAGTGCCTTGAGCTGTTCTTCATTCGACGCTTTTAGCGCTGCCAGCTCCTCTTTCTGCTTCTCGGTAAGCGCTGCCTGTTCTTCCTGGTGCGATTCCTTCAAAGCGGAAAGCTGCTGATTGTATTGGCCAGTAACAGTCGCTACGGCATCGTCTCGCTGCTGCTTGAGCTGATTCTTGGCATCATCGGCGTATTGACTCGCCTGAGATTTCTGTTCTTTCAGGGCAGCAATCTGGTTCTGACGTTCTTTTTTTCTGGCCTGTTGCTGGAGCTTAGCGATGTAATCATTATAGGCTTTCTCCGCAGCCTCGCGGTCTTCCTGGCTCTTTGCCTGGTTGACTTTCTTGGCGAGTTCGGCCAGCTTTTCCTGCTGCTCACGTTTTTCGAGAGCCTCGTCCTCGTCCTCCTGCTGTTTGGTGATGGCGTCAATCTCATCTTCGATTGCCTTGATGCGATTGTACTTGGCTTCATCAATCAGCTTGAGACGTTCGGTATACTCTTTATCGATGAGAGCGACCTTTTTGTCATAGGCAGCCTGAAGTGCGTCAAGCTCCTTCTGCTGCGCATCCTTCAAGGCTTCGAGCTGTTTACTCTGCGCCGTTTTGGTGGCGTCGTACAGTTTATCCAGTTCGTCCTTGGTCTTATCGTACTTGTCGCTCAAGGAAGCCTTGAGCGTATCATATTCATCGTCGTAAGCCTCTTTCTGGGCATCATAAGCAGCATTCAGCTGTTCCTGCAATGCTTCATACTGCTTGTCATATGCCTTTTTCTGGGCTTCATATTCCTTGTCAAGCACCTTTTTCAGCTCTTCATACCGCTTATCATAGGATTTCTTAGCGGCATCGTACTGAGCGTCAAGCTGATCTTTCAGTGCGTCATACTGCTTATCCAGTGCCTTTTTCCGAGCATCGTATTCTTTATCGAATGCCTTCTTCTGGGCTTCATACTCGGCATCCAGGGACTTCTTAAGGGCTTCTACCTGCTGATTCAAAGACCGCTGAAGCTCCTTATACTGACGGTCATAGGCATCTTTCTGGGCATCATACTGCCGATCCAGCGAACGGCTCAAGGCGGTGTATTGAGCATCATAAGCATCCTTGAGCGCGTTATACTGTGCTTCAACCGAAGCCTCCACGGAATCTGTTGTTTCATCCGCGGCGTTCATGATTTCCATGGCTGTATCTTCAGACATATTCCCAAGATTGTTCATGGCATACATGAGTTCTTCGAGAACAGTAATAAGAGGCTTGGCATTGCCTTCGCCATCAACCATAGAAAGGCTGAGCGCATCCATGGCGTCCCTGACTGCTTTTGTGGGAGATGCAAGGTTGGAAATTATATTCCTAAACTGTGAACCGGCAGATGTGCCTTTAATGCCCGCATCGTGCAGTGCCATAATCGCAACGGTAGCATCCTCCATGTCGTAACCGAGACCAGCAACGACAGGCGCAACCATTTTGAATGTTTCGCCCAACGTAGAGACCGTTGCATTTGCATTCGAAGTAGCAGCCGCAAGAATATCGGCAAAATCAGCGGCACGATCTGCTTCCCATCCAAAGGCAGTCATGGCATCCGTGACAATATCGGATACAGTCGCCAGGTCTTCACCCGATGCAGTCGCCAGGTTCATAACGCTGTCAATAGAAGTAAGAACCGCTTCTCCCTCCCAGCCAGCCATTACCATGTATTCCATGGCTTTTGCAGCTTGCGTTGAGGTGTATTCGGTCGTAGCGCCAATGTCCCTTGCCTTATTGGTCAAATCTTCAAATGTTTTGCCGGTAGCGCCAGAAATGGCCTGTACTCTCGACATCTGAGCATCAAACTCCATCGTAGTTTCGATGGATTGTTTGCCAAATTCAATGATAGGCTTTGTGACATTTTCCGTAAGGGTACTGCCGATATCGGTCAAACGACTGCCAACATTTTGAAGCGCGGAAGCTACCTGCTCCATGTTGACCATGCTGGTTTTCGCCTTTTCGGCGCTTTCGGTGAGATTCTCGAATTCTTGTTCGGTTTCGATAATCTCTCGCTGAATGGCATTATAGCTTTCCGGTGAAATCTGATTTGCAAACTCGGCATTGACCTCAGCTTCTCTGCTTTTCAGGGATTCCAAGTCCTGATTGGTCTGGCTGATCTCTGCCTGCAAAGCATCATACTTTTCCTGGGCGATTTTGCCCTGGCTCATTTTTGCTTCGGTTTCTTCCGATTTTGCTTTCAAGCTTTCCAGTCTGTTTTCAGTATTGGAAATCTGGGTTTGGAGCTTGTCATATTTTTCCTGACTGATCTTTCCTTCCGCGAGCTGCTGATCCGCAGCCTCGGCCTTCTCGCGGAGAGATGCAAGCCTTGTCTCTGCCTTAGCGATTTGCTCCTGGAGCTTTCCGTACTTTTCCTCGGCTTTTACTCCGGCCGCGATTGCCTTGTCAGCGGCAGCCGATTCTTTCTGGAGGGATTTCAGCTTCTGTTCAGTTTCATTTATCGCCGTCTTGATCGGCTCATACTTTTCTTTGTACGCATCGAGATTATCGGACACCGTCGCCTTATCACTGGCCTCTTTCAACGCAGTGAGCTTTTCCTTAGTTGCAGCGATAGACTGACTGAGAAGCTCCTGTTTCTGGCGCAAGAGTTCCGTATTGGTAGGGTCAAGCTTGAGGAGCTTTTCCACGCTCTTGAGCTGGCTCTGAGTACTGTCAATAGTGGAATTGACTTTTTTCAACGATGCTTGAAGACCCGTAGTATCACTGGTAAGCTCGATTGTAATGCCTTGAATCTTCGTGGGCATAGTGGATATTCACCTCCTTGCTTGATCCTGTTGCGATGAGTTATTCAATCGGAGCGATATTTATCTTATCTCTTTATTTTCTTTGTACTCGGCTATCAGCGCAGAGCACCGCTGTTCGTTTCTGTTTTTCATCTGTCGTGCCGCTTCTGCTATTTCTGCGGAAGTCTTCGCGTCCGTTGATTCTCTGATTTTTCTGGACAACTCTCTGTAATTATCGATAGCGCTGCGCAGAACGCTATCGGTTACGCTAACCAGAAATTCTTCGTTGCAGTGTGGACACTTCAAATATGCGATGTCAAGATCACCGTCTTTTCGCTTAAGTAGCTCAATCGAAAATTCACCACCGCATTTATCGCATGAAACTATAGACTTCATATCGACACCTCTTAGAAGCGGTCCATATCGTCTTGTGTGGCAACAATAGCGTATTCGTGATCATCGTTTCCCTTTTCGATGAACATATCAAGTACCAAGCCGATAGTCAGATATTCCAGATCCCGTATTGAAATTCCGAGCTGAACACATCGAAGAAGGAACAACGGCGTCGTCATTTCTCGCTCTGTTGCGGGTTGTTTTTTTTTGCTTCCGCATCACCCTGAACATTGTCGCCCCACAGCTCAAGGATTTCAGGAAGGATTTCATAGATTGAGAACATCTCAAAACCTTCCAGCCATTCATCAATGGTCGAAGGAATATTGGCATCGGCGTGCTTCGCCATGATGTATGCCACGTTCTCAAAGATTGTCAGGTCAGCAATGGACAGGTTTGAAGCGTTTCGGTTTCCGACATTCTCATAGAAAGACTGCCGCAATTTTTGGATATCAACAAAGATATCCCTGCCGAACTCCACTCTGTACATACGCGGCACAGCCGCGGAAGATTTGAACTTGACTTCCTTGCTCCCGATATTCAGAACTTTCTCTACCACAGTTACACCTCCTCATATCAGAAAAAAGGGCAGGGTCAACGCCCTGCCCGGAATCGGTTCTATCAGCTCTTGGTGACAATGACCGTGTAGGTCGTGGACGCACTGCCAGCCTTGGACGCGGTCACCTTCACGATGTTCTCGCCGGTTGCCCAGGTCGCATTGCCGCCGCTGGCGATGGAGTTGCCATTGACGGTAATCGCCACACCGACGCCACTCGCGGCAGTCGCAGTGATCGCAGAACTCTCACCGGTCACGGTAGCGGTGTACGAGGTCTTGGCAGCATCGAAGGTCGGATTCAGCGTCACGCTGGCGATGGACAACGCAGTCAGGACAGCGGTGCCAGAACCGCCATTCAGCTGCTCCTCAGTCAGCTCCGGCACATAAACCTCGGTGAACCAGTTGGTGTAGACGGTGCTGTCCACGTCGGAAGTGGACTTGCCCTTCACCATGCCATCGGCCAGCGGGTCGCAGGTGATCGCCAGCGTTTCGGTGCCGGGGGTGCTGGACGCCTCTTTGGTCTGGGATGAGACACTGGGGCGGGACACGGAGCACTTGTACATGACGTGCCGAATCTTGTGCTTGTCGCCGGAGAACTCGAACATCAGCGCGAAATAGACGGGATCGGTGATGTTCGCGGATTCGATCAGCACACCGTTATCATCCAGAATCTCCCGCAGATATTCCTCACGGAACCAGTCGGGCACCAGGGCCAGTTCGAGGTCGCCAGAGTAGCCGTTATTGCTGATAGAGCGGTAGTAGACACCATCATCAGCGTAGAACGGTTCCATTTCGCCCTGAGCTTCGAGACTCAGATTCACGGAACCGGGCAGGGACCTGGGCGTACCGAAGGAGAACGTTTTATCAGCGTTCTCGGTCAGCCTGGCGACATGGGTGTTCTTCAGACCAAATTTCACCTTGTTCGTCGGATTATTGGACATGATCAGTTACCTCCCTCTTTGGTTATCGTCACAGTAGTTTCCCAACGCACCATGTGCATCTCCTCATCTTTGAGATATGTCTCCGAGGATTCATAGCACAGTCCGGCGGCATCGAGCGCATTCTCAACGGCTTCTTCCTTTTCCAGATCTTTTCTGTCCGTGTACAACTCGATATACAATCGCTTTATCTTCTGATACACCGAATCATCAGCGAACATATTCTCGGATTCTGGATAGAGAAAACAGATGAACGGAGGGCCGCCGGGAGTATTTTTCTTGGTGAAGTGATCATAGGCAAACGGCAGACCTACACTGTCAATCATCTGTGCGACTTCCTGTGTTGTCATAGCTTTTTGATCACCTCTTCCACATATCGGTCGGTTAGTTCCTTGGCAATCGGGTCAATATGCTTGCGGCCTGTATATTGACCGACAACGCGCCCGGTCCCGTCTTTTACAACATGATCGTTTTCGAGCAAATGCGGTAACCCATACTTTTCATTGAAAACAGTGGTCTTGGAATACCTCTGGGTTTTTCTATGCTCGTATTTCCAGCCTTTGGCATAGTTGCCGGTATGCTGCTTAAAAGAATCCTTTGACGCCTGGCGCAATGCAGTAGCGCCTTTCGCACCCATCTTCTTAGTGATGGTATCGAGGTCAGCCTGGATGTTGCTATCATAGCTGCTCAAGATATTGGTGATAGCGCTGGACAGCTTATCCACGGGAGTCTTTTTACTGGCCATTGCTCACACCGACCTTTCGCTGAACATACAGCTCAAGATAGTCGGTACCAGGGACATGATAAGTGCGGTAGACAGAATATTGCTTCCCTTCATACTCGCAAAGCTCCTCGCCCTGATATTCTGCGGCAAAGACAACAAACTGGAACTCCGGGCGATACCCGGCGGTGCCGCCGGAGAAAAACTCACGTCGATCTACAGAATTCGCTTGCGCGAATATCTCTCGCTCGATTGGTTCTCTGACTTGCCAGATGCCGTTCTCGTCCCGATACTCCTCGCTGGGTGTGACCAGTTTGATCGTAGTATCAACCATCCTGATCGCCAGCCTTCTCACCGAGCACCCGGTTATTCAGTTTGTATCGCAACATTCTTGGCATGCCCTCCATGCTGTCCCGCTTGCGCCAGAGCCATGCCGCATACATGACTATCAGCTCCATATCCGAAATTTCGGAGGCATCCAAGGTGGATGCCCCCTCTCTGATGATGGCCTGCTCTGCAGCGGTGAGCAGCTGGGTCAACCGCACGTCATAGGCCGTTGAGGTCATAATGCCCAAATCGGTCTTGAGCATCGTCAGCATGGTTTCCTCCATCTGCTCACCCCGCGATCATCAGGTCTTCGGCACAGACACGACCACGCCAGCGGATACGATGCGGTTGTTAGCATCCAGCTCCACGACGGTGATCTTCTTGCCAGCCGCAGCGGTGATCTGCGTAGTGCCGGAGGTCAGCGCAGTGAAGCCGGTGGCGGTGCCGCCCACCTCAACGGCGGGAGTGCCCAGCTTGTACTTCAGCACGGGGTCGGACTGCGCAATGGTACCGGACACAGTCAGGACAGTGTCACCGGCAGCAGTGCCGATGGCGGCCACGATAGTCAGGTCATTCATGTCCGCATTGGCGTAATCGATGGGGAAGGTCTTGGTAGTGGTGGGATCAGTGTTGGCGAAGTTCACCAGCACGAATGCCTCACCGGCCACGGGCTTGCCGTCATAGCGGGCGGTCGCCTTGAACAGCGTCTGATCCTGAATGAAGCGCGGGATATCAGAAGTGCCGTACTCGATGCCCTGGCGCTCGGCCAGCAAATAGTTGGCACCGAAACCGCCGACGATCTCATTATCGGCCAGACGGTCATCCTCCACCTCGATAACAGTGCCACCGATGACAGGCATCATGTTGGTATTGGAGACCAGTGCGGCAGTGGAATCGAACGCCAGCGCCTTGGCGCGAATGCGCATGTGGGTTTTGCGGTTCATCACCCAGAACAGCTTGTCAGAGCTGTACTTGGGCTTGGCAACGCCGAGAGCCACGATCAGGGCCTCGAAGAACTCCGCGCCACGGGTGCTGTCGATGTTCAGCTTCACGATATTGCTGGTGTGCAGGTCAGTCCACGCGGGTGCATTGACACCCCAGTCAGCGGGCTGGCTGGTCTGCGCCAGGCGGGTAACGATGCCAGTGGGCATCTTGGTGCCGGCGCCGAAGATGATGGCCTTGTCCAGAGCCTTGGCGATGCCGCCGCCGATAGCAGTCACGATTTCAAATGCCAGCGCGACATCGCTGTCCTGAAGCGCAGCGTTGCAGATCGCCACATAGCTGCCGACCTTGTAGCCGTCCACCTCGATCTGGTTGAACTGCAGCACGACCTCATTCAGGTTCGCGCACATCTCAGTCCAGATGGCTTCGGGAATCGCGCCCATGATATTCTGGCGAGCGGTGCCGCTGACGCTGCGAACATTCACGAACGGAAGCAGTCGGGAAGTGCGGGCAACTTCATCGTGGATCAGCTCCAGCATGACCTCGGGGATGGTCAGGCCCACGCCAGTGACGGCGCGCTTCTGCTGAATGGCGGTGCGGATTTCGGCCAGGTAGTCCTTGACTTCGTCGCGAGTAACGATATTGGCCAGCCGGTCACGGGTGGTCATGACGACATTGGATTCGCGGGTGTTGATCATGGTCTTCTCATCCTTTCTCATTTCTTCTGCGGGCTTCTGCTCGGCAGGCGGGTCGGTATCCTGAGCCTCTTCCTCGGTGGCCAGGTCCTTTTCCAGATCCTCGATTTCACGCTCCAGGTCGGAGACGGCCTTGTCGTGCTCGGCCTTTTCGTTGTCGAAATCGGTGACCATTGCCTCGATCTCGGAGCGCTGCTCCTCGGTCTCGACTTCATCAATGGCCTTGATCAGCTGGGCCTCGCGTTCGGAGAAGTCCTTGGAGCGGAGCTCTTCCAGCTCATTCTTCTTGGTATCAATTCGCTTCTTGAGAAGCAGGGTCTTCAGAGCCATGTTTCAGTGCCTCCTTCATTCGGTCTTTCCAAGTGGTAAGCTCTCGTGCTTTGATTTCATCACGCTCGGAGCTTCGGGCAGAGATGTTGGTTTCCTTATAGGCAGGAAAAGTGCAGGCGGACACCTCAAACAAGTTCACATCCGTCAGCGTCCAGTGAACAGAGCCATCAGGTCGGAAGTCGGATTCCTCACTGACAATCTCGAATCCAAAGGAGCACTGGTCAACATCGCCGCGCTTCACACGCTCATACAGGTTCATAGCATCAACATCGTTCGGATTGATGGTGATGTCGCCCCAGAGACCGTGCTCGTCCTCTTTCAGCTCCAAGGTATGGGCCTTGGTACGACCGAGGACCAAAGTCGTGTCGTGGTTGACCAGAGCGCGGATGTCCCCGCCCAGTGTCCGAGAAAAAGCGCCCTTGGCAATGCTCTCTGTCATGCCGGGCGCGATTTCATAAATATCAGAGAAGGTGGCGAAGTAGCCGCTGATGTGCGGGACACGTTCTTCGCTATCTTCTCGCGTTTCTTCCCGCGTCTCAAACTTTGTTGCGACGCTTCGGAGCTGCCTTAGTTTTTCGCTCATCGTTGTTCTCCTCCTTCCTCGCGGGACAATCGCCCGCCTGATCGGTCAATACGCACCAGCCTTTGCCAGAACACCAGCGCTGGTGGGCGCACATATCGCCGACCCTCTCACATTTGATGTACATCCGTTCATCATACTTGGCGTAAGGGCACGTCAGTTTTGCAGGCTTCATTGTCAATCACCATCCTGTACAAGTTTCTTTTGCTTGCCGATCATATCAACTGGGATATAGTTTTCGAGCACTTTGTATTCCTTCAAGCCCTTTGGCGACATGTGCAGTCTTTCACGCCATTCGTCACCGCACACATAGCCTCGGTCAGCGCCCGCCAGTAGGATATCGCTGGTGCTCTTAAGGTCGTAGTCCATGAGCGACCAGAAGTTGAGCAGCAGATACCACTTCGGAGAAATAATAAGTGCCCGCGTCATTTCCTGCTGGATATTCAGCGCTATGGCCCGAATCTTTGTCTGTACGAAATTATTCCATTCGTCGCGCTTGAAATCTCCTACACCCAAGAGGAAAGCAGGAACACCCAGCACAGCAGCAACTGTGCGCTTGTCCAGCTCCACGGTATCCTTAATGGCAAGGTCGGCAAGGGACAAAGGCCGCACCTGTTCAACCTGAAATTGCTCGGCGGGAATAAGCCAGGGTTCGCCGGTGCGCTGGGGCTTGACGTAGCTTTGCAGCAGCTTCTCGCGCCCCTCCGGGCTGGCAAATTCCTCGGTCAGCGCGTCCACCTTGACGATGATCGACGGCTTCCATTCGGACGCCATGAAAGCGTTCTCGGTCTTCTGGGCCTGTTTCAGATTGTTGGCGATGTCCTTCAAGAGTATAGTCACGCCCCGGCCTTTCCACAAATAGCGCGGATCCGGATTGTAGACAAAGTGCATGACGTCTTCGGGATTTCTCGGCTGCCCATCTATGCACACCGAATACTCTTTGTAGCTGCCCGGTTTTGGCTTGAACGTGACGCGGCTGGCCGCTATAGGCTCCATACTCTGCAAGATGCCTTTGCTTGTATGCGGTACGACGACGCTGTTACCATTGCCGTGAAGCAGCAAATTCATCACGATTGCCGTCATCCACTGACTGCGCGTCATGGTGCCGTTCGGAGTAATGTCAATCATCCGGGACAGCTCATTGACTATCCGAACATCGCCCTCGTCGGTGTTGCTCATCAGGTAGATGGTCATGCTGCCGATCAGCTCCGCGATACGTAGACAACCGGTCATGATTTCCGGGTTATCGCTCAATCTGGTATAGCCAGGGACGCACAGATCACCACTGTCCAACCACACCGCCACACCGTTATTGGGAGTGGCATCCCTTTTTCGATTTCCGCGCAGAATGCGCTGTATGATATTCATGTTTGTTTACGCACCCCCAAACCACTTCTTTGCTCGGTTTTTCTTTGCAGTACCCTCCAGCATCCGCACACAGGCAAATACTGAAGCGTCAAACAAATCGATACGATGCTCAGGTTGCACTTTATCGTACTGGATCATATCGTCCGTTTTCTCGATTGCCCTCACGTTTGCAACGCAGTATTCATAGGCTTCCGAGTGCAGATAATACAAAGTGCCGTCTTTTGCACTCTTCTCAATATGCCTGAAACCTTTGCTTTTGAGCATATAGAGCTGGGGCTGATTTACGATGGTGAAGCCGGCACCTTTCATGAGCGGTATGTATTCTTCGCCAGCGAATTTCATATCGTGGCCGATTTCCCTGATTTTGAAACCACGCTTGCGCATCTCCACGAACCAGTTCACGATGTCAGAGTAATTCACGGTAGGGCTGTTGCACATCGTCAGCCAGCCATCATCCTTCCACCCAAACAGGGGAATATCGTCCTCGTCAGCTTTACGCGCTGCCTCTGTGATGGGAAAAAACGCATGGGTGATGATGATGTCCACGCCTTTATACTGACCATACAGTGCAGCGGCAGTCAGGTCGTGTACTCTGGACAAATCAGCGCCACCATACCACTCAATGGGCAAACGCGCCAATTCATCCATCGTCCATTTATAGGCGGCATCCGAGGTCTTGAATTCATTCAGATCGAAATAGGCATTCATGGCCGTGGTGTAGACATTCAGCGATCTTGACAAGAAATCTTTACGCTGTTGAGGATCATTTTGCGCTTGAAGTGCATCCTGCATAATATCCGACGGGCGAATGGTCACGCCATAAGACGGATTTGCCTTCTGGTGCTGAAGCTCATTGGTATAGTCCACGTTGCCCTTCTCGTCCTGGTCGGCCCTGGAAACAAACACAAACAAACTGTCATCATCGACTAAGCCATTGACCACTTTCACGGCATACTCCAAACGGCGATAGCAGAATGAATTGACGTTGTCGCCGGCGGTGGTAATGCCAATCATCAGTTTGTTGGTGTACGCTTTCATGGCTTCTTTGAAGCGGTTATACTGGCTGGCTTTTTTGAAAGCATGAACCTCGTCAGCAATGGCAATGTTGCAGTTGAACGAATCCTGCGCATCAGGGTTTGACGCCAGGGCTTCAATGTCAATAGACCCGTTTGGCCTGCCATAATCATCCGTGAAAGACATCGAAATTGAATGCTCGGCGTTGTTATCGCGCACACGGAAATCATCGATCATTTCTCGATATCGCAGAGTATAGAGAATGTCCTCGAAGCTCTGACAGGCCTGCTTCAAAGATGCGGCGACAATGTAGATTTTTGCGCCGCTCTTGCGTTCAAGCAGCGCCAAGGCAAAAGCTAAGGCTGCTATGAACATTGTTTTTCCTGATTTCCTTGGAATAAAAATAAACGCCTCTTTGAATCTGCGTTCACTCCTATTTTTGAAATAGAATCCTACGACGTTGTAAACGATAAATACCTGCCATGGCTGGAGCAATAGCGGCGTATTCGTCAGCGGCTTACCGTCGAGTGTTTCTCCCTGCTTATGCACCATGAAACGCTCGATGATATTGCACACAAAATCCGGCTCCTTTGTGTGCAGCTTGAACTCGCTGCGCTTTAAATCAGACAGGAATCGTCTTGCGGCGGCGGCTATTTCGGCACCGCATACGATTTCCCCGGAAGCGGCGGCTTGAGCGTACTTGATGGCGACTTGCTTATAATGCTTTTTCTTAGCCAAGTTCTCTCAGTGCCTTTGCCAGTGCGTTTTCTTTGGGCTTCTTCATGGCATCTTCATTGATGCGTTTCAGCCCCGCCGGAGTTAGCCCAAGGTCACGCCAATAAGCCAGCGCGTCCCTGTTCAGATCATTCACCATGCGCAGGAGAGGATTCTGCTCAAGGTTGGTAGCGCCGCTTTTGTTCGTATGCTTTACTGCCGCATGGCCGCCAGACTTTTTGAAGTCTGCTTGGGTCTGGTCTCGCTTTTCAAGTATGCCGGCCAGCGTCATAATGACATCATCGAAGAAGGGCCTATACGTCCCAGCCTCGACGGTACTTTGCTTGATCCTCTCAGCCCACTCGTCCTGGGTCATACCGTCACCTCCTCGCTGACCCCCGTTTCTTGAAAATTTTCCGCAGTTGGAAATGTTTACCCTGCGCCGGCCCCCGGAACCGGGCCCAAATCCCGCCGACCGGGGGGCCATCCCGATTACTCGGTTAGGATTTCCACGGGAACGTTGTTATCTTCGCACCACTGTGCCACGTCCTGCAATCGCTCCTGCGCGTCATAGCTCTTCGGCCTCTTCACGAATCGCTTAAGCCGTATGACCACCCGCGAGGGGTCGATATCCTGCAGCTCATCCAACCGCGGAGCCGTGCGAATGATAAAGACACGGTCGCTGTACTCCCCGGCGCTCTGAAGGAAACCATACAGCAGATCATTGGCCATGCGCCGGGAAGGTTCGTGCTGCTCCTCATGCGGCTGTCGCAATCTGAAGGCCCCGGCGATTGCATCCAGGTCATAGGCGATTCCGTCGCCCAGGTGTTCCCGCACCCACGTTGTCTTTCCGGTTCCGGGATAACCGCACACCAGAATCTTTTCCACCGATGCCATACTCTCTTTGGCCTCCTTGTGTCTGGCCTCGTCCGTATACTGCAAAGGAATCTCCACGCCATAGCGTTTCGCTGTCCTTCTCAAAAGCTCCATGCCTTCATCAGTCAGGGCGTTGGTCATCCGGTCGTGCATCCTGTTGTGGACATCGTTGGCAATGCTGATGAGGTTCCACGCCTGGTATTGATATTCCGGGAACTCATTGCGCGGAAAGACGTGATGCACCGTATCGGCCAGGACCTGCTTGCCGTAACGCTTGCTGATCTGGCACATATAGCCGTCGCGCCTCAGCACCACACTGCGCAGCTGTTTCCATTTTGCGGTCTTATAAAACGGATCTGACTCTCTCATCTTCACCAACTCTTTTTTTGAGCTTGTCACAGAAACGGCTCAATGCCAGGATGCGGTCTAAGCCAAGTGTGACGTGACAAAGCCAAAATTCCCTATACCTTTTATATATATGCGTATAGGCGTACCGCAGGCGCTCCTTACACGCCTAATATAATAAAATATATTTTTAGATAGAATCTTGTCACACTTGTCACATATAGGCCAGGAAGCCTTATAAATAAAGGATTTTTGGCCCGTGACGAACTTTGGACGTTCCTGTGACGAATTTCAGTGCGTCACAAAATTCTCTGTGACGCGGTTTTTGTCACAGAACGGGCCTGTCATACCGAAAACACGCTAAAACACTACTCCGTGAGGTTTTGGAAATTCTTGTCACACTTGTCACTTGTCGCAAAATCGACGACGCAAGGCCCTGGCGAATCGAGGAATCCTCGTGTCATCGCGTCAACACCGCCCCCGCCAGCGGTGTTTATAGTCCCCGTGAGTGATCGGCTCACGACTGCGCTAATAGTGCCGTCTACAGGGTGCGACCCCGGCTTGCGGCATAAGAATTAGGCGGCTGGACGTACCTCTGCCGCCTGTGATCTGACACGCGGCCCGTAGGTATCGCGTGTACTCTCGAAGAAAGAATAGCCCGCCTTTGATCGCCATCAGCGACAGGCAGGCACCCATGAACTCGCCGTCGATGGATGAAGAAAACAAAAGACCACCAACGGGTTCATGCGGCTCGGCTTATAGCCTCAAGGAGGTGCCTTCTATGGCAATCCCGAAGCGGGATGTAGAAGGTGTAGTGAGAAGCTGCGTTCGGTAACGAATCGTTACTCCATCAGCTCGGAGGGTTCCTCCGTATCGGTGGGATCCTCGCCCTCTTCATTCTCCCGGATGTCGGCGGTGCAGAAGCAGATGCTGTGGGCTGCGTCGTCGAACAGCTCTCGGGCGATGTTCTGAGCCAGGCCCGTCCAGTTGCGGCGATAGTCGGAAAGATCATCATCATAGAACTGGATGATCTCCGGCTCGAACACGACATAGCCGTGATGGGTGCCGGCGGCATCGACCATGTCCTCGATGCTGTGCACGATGGGGTTGCCCTCGAAAATAGTCTTGTAGATGGCGATGGCATCGTCTTCCTGATCGTTCTCGTCATCGAAGAGGTTGATGAACAGGGCGACACTGCCGAACACCTTCATGCGGTTCAGTACCCGGTCGAGCGCCAGGTATTTCACATGGTTGTAGACTTCGATGTCGAAGCCGTAGTCCTTGCCGTTCTCCCTCTGGTAGACCTCGCCGACACTGATGTCGGGGTCACGGTCGAACATGGCTTTGACCTTCTTCTGATAGGTGTACCACGGCGCTTCCAGTTTATAGTTGCTCATTCCGCATTCCTCCTTAAGGCTCTATGGCCTGTTGTTACATTCAGCCTCATGTTGCCGTGCAATTCCGGCCATCACAAAGAAAACACAGGGCAAGGCGCAGCCATTGCCTCAGAGTTACGGTGCAAGCATGAATAGCTTTTCAATCCGCTTTGTCTTGCTGGCCGTGATGCCGCTGTTCTTCATGCCGCCGCCATATTCTTTTTGCCATACGACAGGAATATCTTCTGGCCCATTGACTTCACTGATAAACACGGTGTGCCCATCATGCGCAAGGTGTCTCATGTATTCCCAGAACACTTCACTGTCAAATGGCTCGACGCCCTTGTAAGGCAGCGTCCCCGCGTATGGCGGGTCTGCATAGATTATCGAGCGTGGCGGTATTTCCACGTCACGGTAATCAAGACAAGTGAACGTCACATCGCCGCTCATCGCTGCGCTGCACTCCATCGTGGTGCGTTTTGATTCCAGCGCGAATATCCGTCCCTTAATTTCTCCCGCTGAGCTGGTGCGGTTCAATTCAGAAAAGACTTTAAGGAGGGATGCTTTAGAGCGTGGAGCGTACCCCCCCGTGTAACACAGCCGCGCTTGTCTCTTGCATAGCCGCCGAACCATTTAGCGCCGAATGTACACCCGAAGCCAACAAAGGCAGTCAGTGCCGGGTCTTCGTCCTTGTGTGCTTTGATGTACTGGTACTCAGCTTCGGTAACGATGTCTGGCGGTTCCCATCCCTGTTGAAGTGCTTTCCACATCTCCATCAGGTATGGGTGCGCATCGTTGCAGATGACCTTCTTGAAATACGGAGCAAGCTTTGCCTCCACAGCGCAGGAGCCGCAGAACAAACTAACGAGGGTATCACTCAATACCCCCCCCCGAATTTTTTTGGCTATCGGTTCGGCTAACTTGTTCTTGCCGCCTTGATACTGCATGTATGACCTCCGCAATCGGCTTTGCCAGTTTGCTCTTGCCGCCTTGGTATCTCATGGCGATACACCTCACGCATACGCCCACCTAAATCCGCCGCTTGTGGCTTCCAGGCCTCTCTTCAAGCAAAGGCGAATTGCGCAGGAATTACCATTGATGCATCTCGCTGCCTCGTTGATATTGTCGTATCTACGAATGATCGTTCCGTCCTTTGCCATCTGTACAACGGGCTTCATTTGCGGTTTGTTTATCGCGTAGTAATCATGCTTCGAGGCAACAACGGAATAATCAATCTTTGCAGCTCTGGCTTTGAAGTCAGTATGCTCCATGGCTCTTTGAGTTCGCGTCCCGTGGTTGTTGTTCTCGGCAACGGTAGCCCATTCCAGATTCTCAACGCGATTGTCCAGTTTATCCTCGTTGATGTGATTCACCGTCGGTTTGTTGCTCGGATTGGCAATAAAGGCCATCGCCACTATCCGATGAATCGGCACAGCCTTTGTTCTTCCGTTCTTGCACAGATGGACACGCAGATAACCACGGCATGACATTGGCTGTAATTCCTTCTCCCTGATATGGCTCCACACTTTTCCTGTGTTGCTCACAGAATACAAACCCTCATAACCAACGACATCTTTCCAAATGGTCTCGTTCATGTTCTACTCCTTTTCTCTACTCCGTTGCGTATCAAGGCATAGAAAAAGCGCGGGTGGAGTAGAATCCCCGCGCTTGTCGGTGTAGCTATCACCGTCTATGCCGCTAAAGGCAGGATGCCTTATAGCCGATATAAGCGAATCGCCTTTTGACCTGTAAACGCTTCCCACCGGGATATTGTCGCATCGACGTACTTTTCGTCGAGCTCCATGCAGTAGGCGATTCTGTTGTTTTGTTCGCATGCCATTATGGTCGTGCCAGAACCATTGAACAGGTCAAGGACAACACCACCAACCGGGCAGCTGTTACGCACTTGATAATCAAACAACTGTATCGGCTTCATTGTCGGGTGCAGCTCTGATCTTGACGGTTTATCGAAATCGAGAACCGTCGTTTGTTTCCTGTCGCTGAGCCACACATGCGCGGCTCCGTCCTTCCAACCATAAAGGCACGGTTCATGTTTCCATTGATAGTCCTGCCTGCCGAGGACGAGAGCGTTTTTATTCCAGATAAGACGCTGCCTGACTTGCCATCCCACATCTGCGCAGGCGTTGCGGAAGTCCGCGCCTCTGCTGTCCGCATGCCAGATGTAAAAGGCCGCTCCGGGATTCATGACGCTGTCTGCACAGGTGAAGGCATCCCGGAGAAACTTCCGAAAGGCCGCGTCCTCCATGTTGTCGTTCTGGATGGTCAGGCCTGTGCCGCCCTCATAGTTCACGTTGTACGGCGGATCCGTCAGCAGGAGGTCTGCCGCTGTGCCGTCCATCAGCCGCGCCACATCCGCCGGGTCGGTGCTGTCGCCACACATCAGGCGATGCCGTCCAAGCTGGTAAATGTCGCCGCGCTTGGCCTTCGGTTCCTCCGGGAGAACGGGATCATAGTCGTCATCCACGGCGCTACTCTGTGCGCCGCCGGACGTTTCCTCGGTGTCGGCTGTAAGCTCGGCCAGCAGATCATCAAAGCCGAAATCAAAGCCGTCGAAGTCCATGCCCTCCAGCTCACCGACCAACAGATCATAATCCCATTCTGCGATTTCGCCGACTTTGTTGTCCAGCAGGCGATATTTTTTCTTCTGCTCTTCGGTCAGGCCGAAAACTTGAAGAACCTTGTCGCGCTTAACGCCGCGCTTCTTCAGCGCCTTGCATCGCGTCTCGCCGGCGAGGATCTGGCAATTCTCATCGACCACGATGGGAGTAATGTAGCCGACCTGGTCCATACTCTCCGCAACGCTGTCCACGGCCTTGTCGTTTTTGCGTGGGTTGCGGTCATACGGTACAAGGTCGGCTATATCGATCTCGATATACCTTTTTTCCACGGTGTCTCTCCTTCGCTATCGGTATCATATGATACGGCATGTGGCGACAGGCCGCATTGAAACTCTGCGCCAAGGAGTAAAGCGCAGACCGATTCGCCTCCTTCCTCTTGGAAGTGGCATGCGACAAATAAGGTAGATCGGACCTGGCAGACCGTCCTGTGCCCTGTTTCAGGCACGAAAAACGCGCCGCCCGGAAGCAGCGCGTTCGCGGATTTGTGATTTTCACAAAAATCCATGCTACCATTATACACCCACCGAAAAACACACCATTTGCACACCAAATGCACACCTTTTGACCGTTTTACGGCGAGATTCCCTGAAAAACCGTTATCTTAGGATGGATTTATCGATACCTAATTACCGCTGTTTTTCGCTTCTTTTTCCCACCCTGCGATCTCTCCACCGCAGGCCGCATATCCGGCCAGATCGATCCAGCTGTCATCCTTCTGTACACCTGTAGCAATCCGCGCGATCTTCAGGAGGGCCAGCATTGCCGCCACGTCGTGCTGCTTGATCGTGACGCTCACCCCGTCATTGACGTCGGCTGCGTTGAGGTAGATGTTCCACAGATGGGCGATGGTCAGGAAGCTGTTTTCCGGCTTGCCATACTGCTCGTCGCGGTCACCGTTGACGCACCGCATCGCGTTTTCAAGAATCTCTTTCCTTGTCATTTGACAACCCTCCCTGTTCTCAAACTGATGACCTCGCCGCCGAAAAGCTCAGCAAATGCCCTGCTGTCAAGCACGACGGCATCCTTCCTTCTTTCTCCATACAGCCCGGTGGGTATCTTGCAATACTCACCGGATACATACTCCGCAACGCCCATATCCTGATATCCGATCAGGTAAAGACCATCCTTTTTCACTATGTACATAAGTCATTTTCCTTTCTTCAAAACTGTGCGTAGTACGGGCAATCTCCGTCCATCTTGTCCGGGACATCGTTGGGAACGGCGTCAAGAGCCTTTTTGAGCGCACACGCTCTGCGCTGGCCCTTGTCCAGGTTGCACATGAGGCACTGTTCCTTGCAGCCCTCCAGCAGCGCGTTGATGACGTTGTTCGGCAGCCACACACCGTATTTCTCATTGTTCCGGGAAGTAACGCCTGACACGCCCACTGTATAGGAGACGCTTTTGACTTCCCGATACCACTGCCACATCTGTTCCTTGGGTATAGTGTCTGTCATTTTTTCAATCATGGTCAGTGCTTTTTTACGCAGCATACCGACATCTCTGCTGTAATACGGAACATCCTTCATCCTTGATTTAAGCTGCTCCGGTTCCGTGATCAGGATATTCAGTGCCGTCACAACGCGGAGCATCGTCTCTCGTTCACTTGCCGACATCCTCTTCGTTTCCACGGTATTCTACTCCTTTCTACAGCGCCGGTTTACCATGTCCTGCTGCCCTCCATTTTCATTCTGCTGCCGCAATGATAGCAGAATCGCCGGTCGTGCGGATCCTTGCGGTGGTATGCATTTTTGCAGGCAGAGCAATACCAGTATCGCAGTCCGCCGGTCACTTCCGTGTACACCCATTCGCCCTTGGCGCGTTCTTCCTGCTTGACTTCACTCTGCTTTTCCATTTTCCTTGTCCTCCTCATCTGGTTCCCATTTTCGTGTGTGTCGGTTGTAGTGCATGATCGCTTTGCAGGTCATATACGGCATGTCGAAGTACTTACAACTCAACGGACATTCACTACAACGCACCCGGCCATTTTCATCAACGGCGCTGTACTTCCTGCAAATCTCCCTCTCTCGTTCAGTTGTGAGCAATCAATTACCACCTCCCTGATTGCGCTTTTCTCGTTGCGCCATGTATCGCCCTTTGGGTTCAGTGTCCCTGCATAGATCCCAAACAGGCCGGCTCCAACATGATAGTCCGCCATTTGTTATATCTCCTTCGGCTCAATGCCAAGTTTTTTAGCAGTGTCTGCGTCAATTTGAGTAAAAAACTTCTCACTGACAACCTGATAGGTGAATCCATTCCTGGTTTCTGTTCCTGCACAAACAACTCCCTGCTCTAACAGCCATTCACCCCATGATGGATAGGCATGCTCCGGGTTTTCAGCAGCCCAGGACATGACGAGTTCTTCCATGCCACCGACATCAATGTCGGTGGCAATACAAGCTTCGTATGCGTGCTCGTGCTCCGCAAGCGGACAGCCGTGGCATGATGCCGGCGTCCAATACGCTTTACACATCCGCTTCCAATGGTGTGCTACTTCTTGAAATTCGGCCATTTATTTTCACCTCCCGATCCTGTTGTATATCTCCCTTCTCTTTCCCTTTCTTCGGACAATTATCCGGGCAACCGGCATTCCAGTACCACCAGTCAACAAACAAATGGCTACCCGTTTTTGCAAGCAACCCGCATTCGACATAATTGCCAAATGTATCAATCAGGTATTCACAGCCATAGCATCCTGTCATTTTTCCCACCTCCCTCTTATCCTGCGCAGCAGTATCCGGCGGCCATAGCACACAGCAATGCAGCTATGCCAAGTATGACACCGGCCGAATAAGCATCATGCTTCAAACACTTATATGAGCATTGGGCGATAGCTCCAGTCAGTACCCCGAATAAAATGTGCATCACCTCACCACCTCACTTGTCGCTGTGTGCCACGAATCCGGTCAATATGAGCGCTATGCCCATGAGCGTCACCCATGACGGCGGACACATGTTATCAATGGCCACGCCCCATAGCATCAGGGCTACCATCATTTTGAACCATTCCACGGCATTGCCTCCATTTCTGCTTGGCTCGGTCTAACATTCCAGCAGCGCCAGTCACCCATATAGTTATCCTTGTGATAGAATCCACTCTTGCCCCATGAACTCACTACACAATAATAACCATCTTCTTCCGGGCTTGAGTTATCAGGTTGATATATTGCAGGTTTCAATGTAGTGGTGATCTTACCGTCAATAAAGTACAGACATTCAAGCCATACAATAGCGTTATCGCCAAGCGCGTCAACTTCCTCCAGCATCATAACCCTTGGCTCCTGCGCTTTCAGAAGGGCGATGGCATCGTGCGCTATCTCGACAAAGCTTCCGCCTTCGGTGCCACAGCTCGAAAAGTACGGGCACTCGTTGCACTTGTCCATCAGCTTGGAGCACGAACAGCATTTCAGGCCAGCGATAACTTTTTCTCGGTCAGCCACTTTCTTTCACCTCTACTTCAGTTTGGCAGCGGCGGCCTTGGCCACCATCTTCTGGTGGTTCGCGTCGATCTTGTCCGACCCATGCGTCCGGCTGTTGAGGAAATGGCAGCAGTGATGGCCAGGGAAATTGTTGTTGAGGTTGCTCCCGCCATGGGGCATTCCGTGAATCGAGGCGGCATAGTTCTCGCCGTTGATCGTCACGAAAACCGCCCGACGTTTCCACGACCAGTGACCGTAGACCTTTTTCAGCTTGGCGGTGTCTTCCTTGGTGAGAGGCTGGATGTCCGCATGGTTCTTTCCAGCGAACCGCTTCTCTTTCCAACTGATGCCGGTGTCAACATCGGTGATCGTGGCGACCACGCCGACGGCGAATATCTTCTGGATGTCGCTCGTCCACCAGTCCATGTTCCTGGCGGTGCCGTGGACATGATCGTCCACAGCACTCTCGTCTTTTTCCTGATCCACGCCCAGGGCGGCGATGGTTTTGGCTCCGACAATGCCATCATCCTTCAGGCCGGCGCTCTTCTGGAATGCCTTGACAGCCTTCTCGGTGTTGGAGCCGAATATGCCGTCCACGGAGCCGGAGAGGAAACCCAGCTCTTTCAGCTTGCTCTGAATGACCTTCACGTCATCGCCCTTGTTGCCTTTTTTGATACTCATACTCATTCCCTCCTTTTGTCCTCCAACTCGTCTTTATTTTCCTCTGCCAGTTCCGAGTACCTACAAACATTCGGATATTTCGTACAC